TGACTTTGACTTTTTCTTTTTTCTTAAACCATGCTTCGTCGGTTTTCTTTTTCTTGCCAGCACAGTGAGCTTTTTGACTGAAGCCTTTTGGATTTGAACAGTTGATACTGTCCTTGTACTTTTTACTCCATGCTTCATTTAACTTGTCACCGTCAATCTTGCTTACAAGTTTTAATTGCTCTTCGAGTGACAATTTTGCAATTCGGTCGTAAGTTGTTGATTCTATCACTTCTACTCCTATATCATAAGCATTTGCTAAATCTTTTAGTTGGCTTGTGGTCAATTGTTTTAGATCATAATTTATCCCTTCGGAATTAGTCCTTATACTCGGAGGCACAAATCCATACTTTTTCTGAAATGCGTCCAATGGTTGTTTGTACTTAACTACTTTCGATTTGAGATCTTTTATTGTGTTTGCTAGATCTTCTCTGTAACGAACAAAGTGTGGCTCAGTACTGTTTTTAGTTTCGTCATCCATCGTGTCAGACTGTTTTTGAAGTCTTTTTAATTCGTCTACATAGTCGTTGTAATCATATACAGTCTGCTTTATGTTTTTCCACTCATCTTGAGGCACAGAGTGAATGCTATCTGCATTCACATCAGGTTTTTCTCTGTCATCGTCATTGTCACGATCATCCCATGGAAATCTAGCAGGTCCCCACTCTCCTATAATGTTTGCATCTAACAGTTCTTGGTATAATTTATCGTTTATCAAATACACAGTGTTTTTATTATTACCCGGCAAAGTAAATGCTGCTTTCAGCTCAGTGCCCACAGACGCTTTAAACAATTGATCAAATGCTGCTTTCAGTTTATTATGTGTTAAAATTTTATTTTCTTTGGTTAGATTAGTATACATCAAAGTATTTTGAAACTTTTTCCAAAGTGCCTCATAATTTAAATTGAAGTCTTTGAGTGCTTTTCTGAGAGCATTGATTGACCTAGCATTAATTTTACTGCGTAATTTGCCACTATATGCGTCTACTGCTAACATACCGATAGCAGAAGCAAAATTTTGTTGTGCGTGATTTAATATTTCTCGCCAGCCTTCATTGCCTTCAGCTTCATCAAACAACTCACCTTGTTTGCTGTTTCCTTTGATTCTCATAGCATTGTTGAGAGCAGAAAAAGCAATAGATATTGCTTCAAGTCCGTCTGTATAATACTTTTTACTATACATGTCTTTTAGTACATCAACTATAGTGTGATCTGGTAAGTTTTGCTGTATCTCTGGCGAAGTTTTAATATCTGCAGATCCGTTGATAGCACGGAATAATGCTCTAACATAATCTTTTCTATACGCTGTTGTATCGTGTCCTGCTTGCATAACAGCAGCATAGCGTATAACTGTTTTAACCAGTTTGTTATAATCACTATGATAGTCTTCGCCGCCTGCTACACGGAACTCAATAAGGTTATTACCGTTAGCGTTAGTCATATTTTTAAAGTGAATTGTGTTATACTTGTCTGGTGATACACCTTTATTTAAAATTGCTTCTAAACCTTCGAGACTTTTTTCATCGTTAATATTTGTTTGTAACTTATCTAAATACTGTTGTATTTTCTGGTACTGACTTTGAGAATAATTACTATTTTCTCTGTCAAATTGTTTTGCAACATATCGATCACCTAACAGTAATGCCATTTTTAATTTATTAAGTGTAGCACCTTCTTCGCCTTCCCAGCTCATTGTTATGTGTAAGCCAGTTGAGCTGTTTGTTTCTACATCGTTGTTGTACATGTACTCAAATAAACTTTTCATTTCGACTAGCATCTTTTCTGGTGTGCTGTAGACGGGACTAATAATTTCTGCTCCGACACCATTTCCTTCGATACTTGGATCACTTTCAACACGCCAGTAATCTTGGTCGGTATCACCGTAGCCACTATGGTAGTCGCCCGTCCTTACACCTTTACTTGTGCTGTTTTTCTCAGTCCACAATTCCATTTCTTCGCCGACACCGCTTAGACTGCCACCTTCGGTATTAATCCAAATTTCGTGGTCGCCGAGCATATCGTACCAGTTTCCATTGTACGCCATACGAACATAATCGGCCCAGTCATAGCGTCCATTAACTATATCCCAAGTTTCATCCCATTGTTCACCGTTGTCACGTATGCTGTCGGCTAGCCACTCTTCGTATTTTTCTTGTTGAGTTTCTTCTACATATTGTCTAGCCCATGCATCATCGTCCCAATCTTCATATTCTTCTTTGTCATCGTCATCTAATTCGTCTAGTGTTGCTTGTTTATAATCTTCGACTTCGTCCATGTTGATGTTATCGCTTACAAAGTCATCAATGTATGCTTCATCTTCTTTGCGGTCGTTTACTAAATCTTGAATAACTTCGCTTTCGACTTCAAAGAATAAGTCACTTTCCATTAACCATTCTCTGAAACCTTCGTCGATGGATTCTACTGCTCCGGTGCCTTCCTGGTCCATAACTAATTGATAAATTTCGTTCACCGACATATCGTTTAAGTCCATTTCTTCGCCGTCGACATTGGTCCACACTGTTTCTGCTTCAAACCCGCAACTAATAGGACTTGCTAGTGCGCTTTTTGCTAGTTTAGGATCATTAAAGTTAATTTCGAACAGCGGTGCTTCGCTTAACTTGTGCTTGCGTATAAGTTTACTTAACTTTCTAACTTTTCTGCCTAACTTAATACTATGCTGACCTTTTTTACCAGTGCGTAATTTGTGACTTTTTATTTTTGACAGTGGATTATTATCTTCTGTTGCAATTTCTTCTTGATCTACTTGTGGTAATGCAATGTTATCTTCTGGTTGTAATGTATAAAATTCTTTGTTCTTTTGATTTTGCACAATAACAGCATCTTTGTTTAGGCCTTGCCCCATAGGACTTACAACTTTAACAACGTTGCCTTTATCGTCCGGGAATTCAAAATCTTGTTCTAATTCTTTTGCTTTTGCTATAACTGGCTTTGCAGGTTCTTGTGGTTTAGCCTGTGATGTTTTTTGCGTGGTAGGACTCTGACTCGGTTTGTTGATGGATGATTTACTAACTCTATTTGCAGCACTTGCTTTTGCGCTGGAACCGCTAGACTGCTGTCCAACAGGTGTGCTAGTACCGGATGTCATTCCATACTCTTTTAACAGGCTTTCTAATGTTTTTAAATCTTTACCTTTCATCTTCTTCTGTTACTCGGTCTATTCATAGCTCTGACTCTTTTGCTTGCAGGGTTAAATCTTTTTGTTCTACGTGCCTTACGAGCCATTCTTTGTCCAAATTTGGCTCTGGTTTTTCTCATGGTTAATCTTTTTTTGATGTCTATTGGTGCAGAACATTGCGAAGGGTTACTAACTACTCTGCCCTTGCGTTTTCCAGATGTGCAACGCACAGCTCGCTTTATTTTATTACCCATTTTACGCCAAACCATTCTGGCTTCTACTACTGGTTCTGCGAATTCTGCAATCTTCATCCCAGCATCCTAAAAACTAATGTGCCTACTATACCAACTAAAGATGTAAAACTGATAGCAACTATGCCCACTAACCACCCTTCTAGTTTATCAAATCTTTTCTTTGTATCTTCTTTGAACTCTCTGAGTTCTGTTGTGATACCTTCTATACGCAACATGTCAGCAATAATGTGTGCTTCGAGGTTAGACGTATACAGCTCTTTTTGAACTGTTTCTTGTTTTGGTTGTATTTTCTTTGGCATTTTATAATAAATCCTGTTTTGTGAATTCCATGTTTACAGTATTTGTTGTGTCTATTGTACCACTATTCAACACAATACCGTGTAATTCGTTAACCAATGTTTGTATAGTGTGTACGTCTTCTCTTTCAAATGCAAACTTAAAAATCCAACCGGGTCCTGTCAGTGTAGGCGCTCCAAAATTTTCAAGTAAATTGCTACCGAATCCGTTAATTTCTACCGGATTGTTCATTATAATTGGCATAGCTCTAAGGCCAATTACTTGCACAATACTTTCAAAATCTTTTTGACTGTTGTCAGAAAAATTTCCTGTTCTTGTTATGTCTAATGATGTATACAGTGTAAAAAACTCAATGTTACCAGTAACAACTTCTTGGCTTGCCATTGCCCCGGACCGTATTAAAGTCATGTGTGTCTCCGTGTTATTGTACTATTTATCATTGCTAGGCAATATAGCAACTGATAAATAATAGCATACATCACACACAGGATTATTCAATGTTTCAATGTTTTTACGATCACATTAACGACAGATTTCTTATTGCCCCTTTGAGATGTGCTTCATCACATACTGCCAGTGTTGCAGATACTTTGAACTTTACGAGTGCATCGGAGCTTGTCCGGAAATACAGACAAGAAGGAATGAATATACCGGGTAACCAAAACAATGACCTTGATGCTGTAATAAACTTAATAAGTGCTGTGCCAGGCTTTAAAGACACCAGAATAGTTACTGTTGTAAGAGACCCTTATGCTAGGTATCTATCAGCTATGGCAATGATATTTAATGTTAAATTTTCTGCGCCAGCTTTTATTGATCAAATAGAAGTTAATAACATAACGGAAAATATGGACCCAGCTGATCGATATGTAAAAGCATTGCAGTCTCCATATAACTATGTTGATCGCGCACTAGAAAAATTCCAAGAAGAACAATGGTGTTTTGATTTTTCGTGGGGAGACGGACATATGGTACCTGTTGTTGCTTTACAGTTAATGTTATACTGTGCATTCAGCGACCGGACGGATATTGTGCTGCTTAATGATTATGATGATTGGTTAAATCAAAATTACCCTGCAGGCACCGCAGGTATGTCTGAGGACTTTTACCACCGTACAGGAAAAGGGTATTCGCAGAGAAAGGGTAATGTTGATATGCCGTTGCGTCGTAATCAGTTAATGTTTGATAGATTTTTGAAGCCGTTAGCATGGTATAATCAAGAAAAAATAAATAGACTTTGCATAGTTGAAAATTTTTATAAATTTTTATGGTTCGATAGACAATCTTATGAGTTGATATCTAATAACTGTGAACACAACGCAGCATGTAATATAATAGATGAATTTTTAAATGACCCTTATTTTTTAGTCAGAAATAAAAACTTGTATGGCACAACAATAAAACTAGCTGCACACCTGCCTAGTCAATTACAAATAAAAATTTTCAAGAACATGGCAAATGTACAGCAATATGCAATTAATATGACATGGTTAAATACAGATAAAAACATTTAGCCAAAAAAAATCCCCACTAAGTGAGGATTCTTTTTTACATTAGATAAATCTAGTATTATGCATTAAAAGTTGCAACCACTGTAGTACCTGTAATTGAAGGTGTTGCGCCTGCACCTTGCACCGCAATGTGATCACCTGTAGATGTTCCTTCAACTGCTACAACCACAAAACCTTCGTTTTGTGCTTCTAAACATGCCGCTTCAGTTGTAACAACTGATACATTAGATACTTCTAGAATGTGGGTTGTTCCTGCGAAGCCATTTGCCGCTCTTACTGCTGCATTTGGATTTGATTGTGCCATTTGTATTCTCCTAAATATTTAAGCAATGTATTGCTTTATGTAGTTATTTATCTTTTTTAGTCAAAAAAATACCCGCATAGTGCGGGTATTTTATAATAAGTTTAGTAAAACTTAGAAACTAACGGTGCTGATCACGTGACCATCGATGTCGCCGTTTGCTAAGTTGTCTGCACCTTCAACAATCATGCTAACTGTATCACCACTTACTGCGCCAACCTTAAGTACTGAAAGGTTTAAGTTTTGTACAGTGCTAACAAGTGCTGTTAACTGAGTTGCAGAGATGTTACCTGACTGCTGCTGAAAGCTCTTGAGGAATACATCTTTGCCAATAAATTCGCCTGCTGCTGCGGCTCTGCGATCTGTTTGTGCCATTTTAATCTCCTAAATATTTAAGCATGTAAGCATGTAAGCATGCTTTATATGTTTATTTATCTATTTTATTGTGTTTGTAAAGTTTGATTTTGCTTTTTTAAATGCTGTTGCTATGGTTGTTCCAACATCAGTGGTGTCAAGGTCGCCTAGTCCAAATCTTCCAGTGTTTTTAAAAGGGTTTAGTGCTTTAGAAATCATTCCGCCTGTTCCGGTTGATGGTGTTGATGCAGAATCTGGTTGTTGAAAATTCTTCCTAGCATTTTGATTACCGGTAGGCGCCCCTCGTTTTTTAGTTGGTTGTGGTTGTGGTTTTTGTGCTTTGTCAGATTGTGCTTGCTGAATATTTCTAACCTGTTTTGCTAGTGCTACATAGTCATTTTTTAGTTTTTCATAATCAGCTTTTTCTCTATTCGATAGCTGATTATCCATTTTGTTACTGTAAGCATCAATTGCTTTTGCGGCAGCAATATTCCAATCCTTGTCTTTACCCAAGCGTCTGTATGCTAACTCAATTGCATTTTTTAACTTTGGATTGGAGGCAAAGTTTCTTTGCATTTCTATAGGCATAGTATCTTCTAATATGATTTCTATTATTTTCATACTTGTTTTTTTCTCCTGCCTGCTGCCCAATACCCTGCTATAGCACCAAGCCCTGTTCCTGCTTTTTTTAATTTTTCTTTGTCCATGTCTGCAACTTTTCCTGCAACATATCTACCGGCAACTGCGCCTATAGCAGCACCTGCAACTTTCTTAGCAAAACTAGTTCTTGGACGCGAATACTCAGGTTCAACATTAAATTTTCTATACTTAGCCATAGTAGTCAGAGGTGAAATCAGTTCGCTGCCGCGGCCAAGTTTTCTAATTTCCTGTAATATTTTAGTAACTGCTAGTTGTCTAGAGCTGTATTTTAAATTCCCCCAATTTGTAATGTATCTTCTAAATTGAGTATACTTGGGATTTTTTATTTTAAGTTGCGCCTCTAGTCTAAAAAAGTAACTAACTGCTTGATTATTGCTGTCAGCAGCATTTGACAAAGTTCTTAAAAATCTAATGTGCTTTAGTTCGTCGAAACTTAATGTTTTTATAAACTTGGTACTTTCAAATTTACTGTCTAGACTTGCATCTTCTGGATTATTTAACACGTGACAGAGCATGTATAAATCTGTTGCATGTGTGCGAAATAAATTATAATTTCCATATTTTATAGTTTGATTTGCGTAAGATTTTGCATATTCGTGCTGTGCATCGTCTTGTAACATCATGTATAATGCTATGGTATTGAGATATGCTAAATCAGCAACATCTCTGCCATTGAGTTTGCTCATAGCACTGCTGGTTCTATAAAGCCTGCTTTCGCTGATTTCTTTATCTATAAATTCGAGTTCCATTTATGCCCCAGGCTTTCCGCTACCAAAGTTTAATCGACTAAACTCTAATCTATCTACTAGTTTAAGAGCATTACCCATACGGTCAACTGCAACAAATCCTTCTTCACCGGTGGCTTCGTATCCATCGCCAGTTTCAACAAATGTTGGTATTTGACGTATTTGTTCTAGTTTACGCACTATGCGTACTTTTGCTTCAATAATTTTTAAGTATAAACCATATACGGCAACAATTTGTGGTACATGTTCTTTGATAAACTTAACGCCTTGTACCATTAACTCTGTTTTTCTGTCTATGGCTTTTTGTGTAGATACTTTTGCAATCTCTTTTTGCATGTAATCAATATACTTTTGTATAAATCCTTTTGCAAACTGTGCAGGATTTCCGAAGTCACCTGCTCTAACTTGATTGTTAGCATGTGCTTTCAATTGATCTACAAACTTAGCACCGGTAATATATTCTGTCCCTTTGTCAAGCCACGAAAAAGTTTCGCTATCTACTTTGCCTAGCGCACTGTTAGCTTCTGTGATTGCATTCATTATGTTTGCACTTTCTTCAGCAGTAAAAGTAACTGTTCCGCTGAGGTCTTTGATAGTGGCATCTCTGTGCCAAACACCTTTTGCTTGGCCTAACACACTGCTGTCGAACCCAAATTTTGCTTTTGTATCTGCTAGAGTGGGACCTCCCGGATACTCAGTGTGAAACACAATACCTATTTCAGCAGATTGAATCTGTTTTGCTAAATCGCTGTCTGTTGGCACAGCATAAGTTATGGTGTTTGGCTTAAATGCAATATATTCTTCGCCATCTATGTTTACTGTTTTAAGAGAATCTCTTAAAAATAACAAATCGCCTTGCGCCACAGTGTCCCAATTTAATTTACTTAGATGCGTGAGTGCTAATCTCAATTTAGTTCTTAAGCCCTCGGCACTTTTAGGTTCGCCTGTGTCTTTGTCGACACCATCTGGATGATTTTTTTCTATATCTTTGCCGGTAAAGTTTAATTTAGCATTTTTAGCAAACGCTCCTTTAGTGCCAACAAAAAATTTACCAGTAGCAGGATCCTTTCCTGCAACAATAGCAGGAGCACCGTCCCATTTTGTGGTCATGTTTAATGCTTTACTGCTATGTCCTT